CAGTTGGTTCGAATTTTGGAAGGACAAAAACAACAAAGGAGGTAAAAGTGATTGGAAAAGGTAAAACGGAATCAATGAGGGACAAGATCCGGCACCGGGCCGAGTCCCGCCGGAACATAGGTGGACTGACCACCCTGGAACTGCCGGAAGGTGTTGAGCTCTACAAGCCTGAAAAAGGCCCGGTCGAGTTCGACATCCTGCCGTACGTGGTCAGCGTGGACAACCACCCCGAGGTGAAAAAGGGCGAGCAGTGGTACCAGCGCAACTACCTGGCCCACCGCAACGTCGGCCCCGAGGAGAAGTTCCTCATCTGTCCCCGCACGATCGGCAAGCGGTGCCCGATCTGCGAGGAGCACCAGAAGCTCAAGAAGGACCCGAACGCCGAGGAGGAAGTCGTGGACAGTCTGAGGGCCAAGGAGCGCGAGCTGTTCAATGTCGTGATGAAGGACGGAGACGGCTCCGTCATGATCCTCGACATCAGCACATTCCTGTTCGGGCGCAAGCTCGAGGAGGAGATCCGCGAGGGAGACGAGGCCAACGCGGCCTTCGCCGAGCTGAGTGGGGGCAAGACGCTGAAGGTGCGCTGGGAAAGCAAGAGCATGGGCACCAACAAGTTTGTCGAGGCCGGTCGGATCGACTTCGTGGACCGGGAAGACATTGACCCGGCGGCGCTGGAGGCCGTGGTGGACCTGGACAAGGCAATGAAAATCCTGTCCTACGAGGAGATCGAAAAGATCTTTCAGGCTGGTGGCGATGAGGTCCCGGAAGAGACTGAAGAAACCCCTGCTGAGGAAGTGCCAACCCGTCGAGTGACCGGGAAGGCCAAGCCAAAGGCGGAACCTGAGGAAGAGGACGACCAGATTCCCGGCCTGGAGATGCCAGCGAAGAAAAAGAAGGGTGAAGCAGAACTGCCCGACTGCACCGCATGCGAGGGCTCAGGCAAGACCACCAAGGGCAAGACCTGCCCGATCTGTGGCGGGTCAGGCAAGGACGAGGACGTCCCGGCTGAGGAACCTGCCGCTGAGGAACTGTCCGAAGAAGAGGAAGAGAAGCCGGTTGCCCGTCGGGTGATTAGCAAACCTGCAACGAAGGAAGAAGCCCCGGCTGGCCGCAGGGTCATCCGGCGTGGATAACAACTGCCAGTAGGGAGAGGTCTCCTGTTCTGGTTAGGGGTCTCAGTTTTCATGGCACCGGTTTCTGAGAGATGACAAAAAACCGGGCTGGAGTTTTAACAATGAAGCGAACCATACACAGAGCAACACTCACCGAACAAATTGTCTCCCACGCCGAGAATGACAATCTCGAACCCGAGGTCTCCCGCCTATTCGTCCCCACCGGGTCGGCCCTGCTGAACCTGGCCCTGTCCGACCGAGCTGATGGAGGCTACCTGACCGGCAAGATTGTCAATGTGATTGGTGACTCGTCCAGTGGCAAGACATTCCTGTGCCTAACCACCCTGGCCGAGACTGCCCACAACCCGACCTTCGACGACTACCTGCTGATCTACGACGACGCAGAAGCAGCCAGCGAGTTCAACGTCGAGAAGCTATTCGGAGCCAAGACTGCCGAACGCATCCTGCCTCCGTCTCTCGACCCCGAGGAACCTGGCCACTCCCACACCATGATGGACTTCCAGTCGAGCATCCGTAGGTTGCTGAAGGGAGACAAGCCGTTCATCTACATCCAGGACAGCTTCGACGCCCTAACCACCGACGAGGAGTTGAAGCACGCCGCCGATCTCCAGAAGGCCCACGACTCCGGCAAGGAGGCCAAGGGGACGTACGGGATGGAAAAGGCCAAGCAGGCCAGCATCCTGTTGCGCCTGATCGCCGCCGACATCAAGCGGACACAGAGCCTGGTGATTATCATTTCGCAGACGAGGGACAACATTGACCCCATGTCGTTCCAAAGGAAAACAAGAGCTGGCGGGAAGGCACTCACATTTTATGTGGCGGTGGAAATGTGGCTTGCTGTTGCCCAGAAGCTGTCCATCAAGGTGAACGACAAGAACCGGAGCGTAGGGGTTGTCAGTCGTATTAAGGTGACAAAAAATAAGTACAACGGGAAGGTGCGGGAGATCGACACGCCGATCCTGTATGACTATGGGGTAGATTCGATTGGGTCGTGCATTGACTTCCTGGTTAGCGAGGGCCACTGGAGCAAGAATGCCAATGGGGGAATCACCGCCGGGGAGTTTGGACTAACGGCGACCCGGACTAAATTACTCGATATCGTGGATGAGAAGGGGCTGGTTGGTAAGTTGCACGAGCTGACACAGGAAGTTTGGTTGTCTATCGAAGAGAAAATTAAGTCCGGACGGAAACCTAAGTATTGAGGAGAATGACAATGCCAATCTGGTGCCATAAGTGTCACTACAAGACGGTACTCGCTAAGTTCTTTGCTGACCAATGTCCTCAGTGTGGTACGTTCGTGGGAAACCAAGAAGCGCTGCAGCGCGACCCTTACAAAGCTCAAGAGGGTTCTCGCTATGGAAAAAACCACAAAACTGTGGACAAAAAGAAGTTCACCTTTGATCAAAAGGGTGGTAGTGATGGAGAGCAAGGTAGTGGTATTCTCAAGTCTAAGTCGGTAGACCCTGTATTTGGAATCGAAGGCAGGATATGATCTCCCTTTTGTGTGATAGCCACGGAATTGGATACCGCGCCCATCACTCCACCGGGTCGCTGGATAGCGGAATTGCGTTTGGCTTCCTGACAACGATCCTCCAGCTTGCCGAGCGTTACCGCACCAATCAACTCATTTTCTGCTGGGATGGTCCCGGCAGTCTACGTAAGAAGCTGTTCCCGGCCTACAAGATGGCTCGCGACACCAAGACGCCAGAGGAAAAGGCTGACCGGGTGAAAATCCATACCCAGTTTGACTCCCTGCGGAAAGAGATCCTACCAGCCCTCGGGTTTGCCAATCACCATCAACAAAGCGGATACGAAGCTGATGATTTGATTGCGTCCATTATCATTGGCAATCCGACCAGGCAATTCGTTGTGGTGTCGAGTGATCACGACCTATTCCAGCTCCTCCAGTACCACAACTGCAAGGGGCAGCATTTACTGTCGAGCGGTAAATTGATGACGGCGTCCGCGTTCATGACGGAATACAGAATACCCGCCCGCGACTGGGCAACAGTAAAAGCGATAGCAGGATGCGCTGGGGATGGGGTGACTGGTGTAACTGGGGTGGGGGAAACAACTGCTATTAAGTTTCTGCTTAACGAAATGCCGACCACGAGCAAGAAGTGGTTGTTTATTTCCGAGTCAGCAAACATGAGATTGATCCACAATAATTACAAACTCGTCCGGCTCCCGTTCCCCGGCGTCAAAAAGACAGAAATAAAGGAGGACTCGTTCGACGAAGAAACTATGGGGCAGGTGTTCAGCGATCTTGGCATGGATTCGTTCTGGTCGGCAACTCAAGCAGCCCGCTGGCAGCGGTTTTGTCAACGCGATTTTGAACGCTGACAAGACCGCCCGGCCTGACAACCAGTGCCGCCCGAACGTGATGGTGGACCTCCTTGACAAGTGGGCACGGGACGAGCGCGCAAAACGATTGTCCGAAATGGAAATGAACGATCACGTCCGCCACGGAGAAAGGGCATTAAATGGAAAGAAAAATAGTCAGGTCTGGTCAGGAAAGTACGGAGTTGTCGAGAAATGAAATCGTGTACGTGGGTGTGGATAACGGCGTCAGCGGTAGTGTAGCCGCAGTAAACGCAACCAGCTCATGGTCGGCTGTAGTTTCCATTCCTGTGTTTCACGAGCAAGACTACGTGAAGGCCAAGCAGAATGTGACCCGGATTGACACTGGAGACCTCCATAACTGGTTTCAGGATGTGATTGTCGCTACTTATGGGGGCACAGGAAAGGTTCGCGTGTTCCTTGAACGACCGATGATTTTCCCTGGTAGGTTTCGGGCTACGTTATCAGCTATCCGCGCATGGGAAGCGACGTTGATCGTGCTTGCTGAATTCCCGTGGCCGAGGGTTGTGGTGGACAGTCGCGGTTGGCAAAAGGAAATGCTCCCGCAGGGATGCAAAGGGCCGGAGCTGAAGGTAGCCAGCGTTCAGGTTGGTTGTAGACTGTTCCCCGACCATGCCGATTGGATCAAAGCGCAGGGAGACGCAGACAGCTTACTGATATGTGAATGGGCTCGCCGAAATAAAATATAAAATGTGTGTTTACTTTCACAAAGGAATAGGACATAATATGGGCAGGAATAGAGAAAGGGTCATTCCCGTTCTTGAAAAGGCAGACCTCCTAATCTGCCCTGTCCTGCTTCTTAAAATTAGAAACAACCATAGGAAGTTGTTTATGAAGACCAGCATCTACTCCCTCCACGACGAGAATGGAAACCTGCGTAATATTGGTATGACCACAAAATCGCTAGAAGAACGATTAAAAGGTCATTTGAAAGAAGCTCAAAAGGGAGGAAAAAACCACCGCTGTTGTTGGATTCGCTCAATGCTTAAACGGGGATTTGCTCCTACAATTGAGTTAATTACAGAAGTACAAGAAATAAATGGAGCCAAAGCAGAGATTGCTTACATCGCGTACTACCGAAAGAAAGGATTCAATCTTGTAAATAGTACAAGAGGTGGAGACGGTCTTGTCAATCCGACCAAAGAAGTCAGACAAAGGATGAGCGAAAGCCACAAAGGACAAATTACATGGAATAAAGGAAGAACAGATTTACCGAAACAGTCTGCAGTTACGAAAAGAAAAAGAAGCGCCTCTCTAAAAAGGGGATATCAAAACGGTCGCGTTGCTTGGAACAAAGACAAGAAAACCCCTGAAGAGACAAAAGTAAAACAAAGAAAACAAGTTCCTTGGAACAAAGATATGATTGTGTCAGAAGACCATCGTTTGGTTCTCAGTACGTCCCATTTAGGACAAGTTCCTTGGAACAAAGGTTTACACGATTATCTCCCAGAAGACTCTATAAAGAAAATGAGAGAAAGTCATCTTGGACAAATACCTGATAACAAGGGAAAACACCCTTCCGCGGCGGTAAGGGAAAAACAGAGCGTAGCCCAGTTACTTCGTTTTGCAAATGCTCGTAGGAACAAACTATGATCAAGAGTATTCATATTTCCAATTTTCAATCGCACAGGGACAGTGTCCTCATTTTAAGTACTGGCGTCAATCTGATTTGTGGCTCGAGCGACAGTGGTAAGTCCTCCGTCGTCCGTGCCCTGAAGTGGCTGGTTACCAACCGCCCGCTCGGGGACGGGTTCGTATCGTGGTGGAGCAAGGGAGAAACCGCCGTGGAAGTCCTGCTTGACGATGGCGTCAGCATCGTGCACAAACCTGGTTCCTACTCATTGATAAAGGGGAAAGAGCGACAGGACTGGTCCGTCATCGGTACAGGAGTGCCCGAAACTGTCGCACAGGCGTTGAACATCAGTGAACTATCCTGGGCCTCCCAGATGGACCCTCCCTTCCTCCTGTCGGCCAGCCCCGGCGAGGTGTCCCGCACGCTGAACGAGGTGGCCGACCTGGACAAGATTGACTCCACGCTGGCGAACATCAATCGGATGGCGAGGGACAACCGCTCCCAGCTGACCGAGACTGCCAGCCGGAAGCAGCAGTTGGAGATCGAGCTGTCCCAGTTCCGGTGGCTGGACGAGCAGCTGAAAATGATTGCATCCCTGAAGGAGATGGAGCGGAAGGCCGGGGCACTGGAGGAACTGGTCATGACGGGAATGGGACTATTGGCTCACATAAAAGAAGTGAGTGATGAACTGAACCTTCCAGTATATTGGGGGGTGGAGAAATATCTTGCCCGAGCCAAACAGTTGAATGGATTAGTGATTCAAGCTGGTGCGTTGGAACTGGAACTGGAAGAGGGCGAGGCCTTGCTGGAGTCGGTGGAGCAGGAGCAAGGAAGATTGTCAAAGGTCAAGGGCACCACCGACGCCGAGGCTATGCTTGATGGGCTATTGGACATGACCGGGAAACTCAAGGACTACGATTCCCAGATTGGCAAAATGGGAAACCAACTGGCTGACCTTGCCGACAGTAGGATGGCACTGCAAACGACAACCGGGAACCTGAAACGCTTGGAGAAACAATGGTTAGAACAATTTCCAGACAGATGTCCCCTGTGCGGGAAGTAAAAAGGAAGTTCAAACTGATTCTCTCTGCCGATTGGCACCTTCGTGACGACATTCCCCAGTGCCGGGAGCGGGACGAGTACCTGGCGGCGCAGGAACGCAAGCTGAAGTTCATCCACGACCTGTGCGAGGAGAATGGAGCGACACTTTTAGTGGCTGGCGATTTATTTGACGGCTGGAAGCCTTCCCCGTGGTTGATCAGTCTTGCGCTCCGTTACATCCCGCATAGCACTATAGTTGTCCCCGGCCAACACGACATGGTCAGCCACAACCTCCAAGAACTCGGCAAGACCGGCCTACAAACACTCGCAGAGGCGGGGGTAGCCATTATACTGTCAGGGGGATTACGACGCGTCCTGGGCGATCCTACGGTGTCCTACGCGTCGGTTTATGGCTATGCCTATGGGGAAGAGGCCCAAAACCCGCAAAAAGGGGACAAAGGGGTGAAAATCCTGATGTGGCACCGGTTGACTTGTAAAGGAGGACAGCCCTGGCCGGGAGCGGAAGCGGCAGAAGCTCCAAACTTGGTAAAACAATTGAACGAGTTTGACTTAATTCTTACGGGTGATAATCACCAGCAATTTTTTACGAGTCACAGTAAGTTCAAAGGCCCAACCGGTTTTGTCAATCCCGGTAGCCTCATGCGTATGTCATCAGACCAAGAAAGTTTTCAACCTGCTGTTTTTGGCTGGAAGGAAGATGGTTCTATAACTCGTATTCCTCTTCCCATAAAAGAAGGGGTGGTAAAACCAACTACAAACAAAACCAAAAACAAAGAATCAAGAGACTGTCGTATGGCGGCGTACATAAAAAAAGCTTCAGAACAATACGAAACTAAATTATCTTTTACCAGAAACCTTGAACAGCACTTTAAAAACAATAAAGAGCGTCCCGGAGTAGAACAGACCGTATGGAAAGCCTGTGAAAATAGTCAAAAATAAACCCTTACTTATTCAAAAGAATAGAATATAATGTATAGCAGGAATAGAGAAAGGGTCATTCCCGTTCTTGAAAAGGTCAGTCCCATAGCTGGTCCTGTCCTGCTTCTTACAATCTATGGCAACAATATGGAGTTGCAGATGAAGACCAAGATTTACTTCCTCCTCAACGAGTGTGGCACTGTCCGAAGTGTCGGGAAAACATCCAAGTCGTTAGAAGAGCGATTAAAGGGTCACCTAAAAGAAGCTCGTAGCGGGTCAAAAAATCATAGGTGTGATTGGATTCGTTCCATGCTTCGTCAAGGATTTACCCCAGCTATAGAATTGCAGACAGAAGTACGTGGTGATGGATGCAAGGCGGAGATTGCCTATATTGCGTACTATAGAAAGAAAGGTTTTAATCTGGTGAACGGGACTATCGGGGGTGATGGAGCGATAGGACACCGCCACTCATTAGCAACTCGCCGACAAATAGGACTTGCTGGAACAGGAAGAAGACATTCAAAAGAAACTATTGAGTTACTAAGAATTATTTGCACTGGACGGAAAGCGACTGATAAAACCAGAAAGATACTAAGTGAAAGCCATAAAGGAATTCACCCATCCGAGACAACAAGAAGAAAATTAAGTTTAAGCCATAAAGGATTTCCAAGTCCCAATAAAGGAAAACACGCTTCACTCGAAACGAGAATTAAAATGAGCATAAGTCGTAAGGGAAAACCAACTTGGAATAAAGGACTGTCATGGACGGACAAAGAACGACAAGCACATCAAAACAAACATCCAAAACAAAGGAGTGGAAATGAAGAATGAAACTGTTGTTCAAGAATTGCTCGCGCTCCAGAAACGAATCGAGGACGCAAAGAGCGAAAAATCCCGGATCGAAGGTGAACTGACCTCCCTGCTCAAGCGGCTGAAGGAGGAGTTTGGCTCGGACGATGTAGCCCAGGTGGAAAAGAAGGTCGAGGCCATGAAGCAGCAGGCGAGCCGGTTACGCAAGCAGGTGGAAGATGGGTTGGTGGTCTTACGCAAGGAAATGGAACAGTGAACGAACTTGACTCCATCCATTCTACCCTCCAGCGAAAGGCTGGTCGTCGAGATCAGCTCCAACTTGAGGTGCTGCACGCAATGGCAGACCTCGACCGCCTAACCCAGGAGCAGGCCGATATCGCCCGCTCCTTAGAGATCATCCAACAGGTGAGCAAACTCACCCAGCAGCAGCTCGAGATCCACATCAGCGAACTCGTCTCCCTCGCACTGGAGGCTGTGTTCCTCAATCCCTACAAGATGGTGCTCAAGTTTGAGACCCGGCGCAACCGATCTGAGGCTGACCTGCTGCTCCAGGACGAGAATGGCAATCTGCTCAGTCCGATGGACAGTGTGGGTGGAGGCGTGGTGGATGTGGCCAGTTTTGCACTTCGGATCGCACTTTTCTCATTGAAACGCCCTAAGCCAAGGGCGGTAATGATAATGGATGAGCCTCTGAAGTTCTTAAGCAAGGATCTTCAAGGTCGTGCAAGTACGATGATAGGAGAACTGTCAAAAAAATTAGGTATTCAGTTTTTACTCATCACTCATGAAGAAGGATTGACAATCGGTGCAGACAGCATCTTCTCTGTTTCTGTAAATAATGGAGTATCATCAATAGAACAGCAATAGGAATATGCATGAATAAAAATACAAATTCAACCCGCTCGCCATAATCGCCCGCGAGTGGCGCTACGAACTCAACTTGTGGCGCGACCTGTGGCGGATGCTGGTGCGGGCGGCGAGGGACACGGTGCAGGACGTGCGGGAACTGGTAGAGGCGTTTTTGGAGGAAACAAACGAAATGAGATTCGAGTCCGCGTGTCGCAAAACAAGGAGGGCGAAATGATGATTATACGAATCTGGCACAACGAGAGTTTGCCGAGCATTGCTTGGCGGTTCATCCGAGCAATTTATTGGAGATTAACCCGGCGTTTTCCATGCTCAAACCACTTCTGTGCCGGGGAGTCCGGTAGCGGAGAATGGAGTTGCAGGAGTGGAGTTGGAAGTATATGTGGTTATTGCAAACAACCGTTTAAGGAGAGCAAAACAAGGAGGGCGGGGAAATGAAACATCACGATTACCTGACGGGATTTAAAGCAACTGACAAGGACATGAAGTGCCAAGGATTCCAGTTTGAGCTTGGCAAGTGGTACAAACACGAAGGCGACGTGAAATCCTGCAAGAGCGGATTTCATTTCTGTATTCACCCAAGCGGTCCGTGGGCGTATTACAACGACACCGGCACACGGGTATTCAAGATTGAGGCAAAGGATGCTTATGAGGAATACACGCCGGGAACTGACTTAAAAATCGTTTGCCGCGAAATCAGGTTGACCGAGGAATTGCATCCGACCGGCTACATGAACACCGGCTACATGAACACCGGCG